AATGTATGACTTTTTTAAGTTTAAACAAGTTGCCAGATTTAGAAGTAATGAATTAGTAATAGAAGATTTTGCAAAAGTTTTGTATATTTTAGCAATAGATATTTTCTATAGTGAAAATGTAAAACTAGTCATAGAATATAATACATATGGATCTGTACTATTTCAATATTTAAGAACTGTCTTTCCACAAAGAAATGATTTTGATGAAGAAATGCTAGTACGATTTAAACATAGACATGATAGCAGAACTTTAAAACCTGGAATTAAAATAAAGTCAGATAATAAAGCAATATTCTGTCAAAACTTCTCTAAGTTGTATAAAAATAATAGAATGGAAATAACGGATGAGTTTACAGTAGGAGAGGCAAGCTTATTTGGAACTCTTCCAAATGGAAGTTATGGTGCTCAAATGGGAAATGACGACTTAATAATGAGTTGTATAACTGCCACTGAATTCTTCAATACGACTGACTATGCTGACTACATCGAAGAGCTTTTAGACGTAATAGACCAAAGTATACATGCTAAAATGGAAGAAGTGCTTTATAAAGATTCTCAAGATGAAGGAGATCTTCAATATGATATTTATGATTTATTGAAATAAAATCAGATTTTTAAGATATATACTATAGAAAAAAAAATAAAAAAGAAAAACTATGGCATTAAGTCCTCAACTACAACAATTCAAGAGTTCAGGTGTCTACCGTCTTGAATTTGACAAATCACAAACTGTCAATATCCCAGCAGAGACTATTAGGCTTGTAGTAGGTCACTCTAAGAAAGGACCATACAACACGCCAGTATTTGTTGAAGATACTGAGACTTTTATCCAAATTTTCGGATCAATTGATAAGAATTTGGAAAGAAAGGGAATGTATTTTCACAGATCTGCAATTGAAACTCTATCTAGAGGTCCAATTATAGCACTAAACCTAACTTCTGCTAACGATACTGATAAATCTTACTGGGTTTCTCCAACAACAAACGGTTCCGAACAAGGAAACGGAGCAATTGATGGAGATACTCTATACAAAGATATTTTTAACAGAGATAAGTTTTGGATTCCAGAAGATGAAAAATTGCTAAATATTGCAGGAAACACATCTTCTCAATCTAATAACGCAATCACATTTACAAATATTAAACAAGAACCTATTACAGTAGTAGTTACTCAAGCTGGAGATACCAGAGGATTTGATGTAACTGCAAGAGAATGGTATGGTGAAGGAAATTCTCCAGAAGGAGTTGACGACCTAGACTACATCTCAGACTACATGGTAGATGTTTATGTATTTAAAGGTAGATTTGTAACTGATGAATTAAACAACGATCCAACGTTTGGAAACTACTTTAATTCAAATGGTATTATTCCTTCTCAATTCGGAGCATTTGCAAACCTAAGAGAAGTTTCTTTACTTGCTAAATACACTGGTTCTTTAATTCCTGATTTCCAAGATAATGAAGGAAGACAATACTATATTGAAACACTTATTAATTCTGAATCAAGAAGAACTGGTCTTTTTGCAGCAGTTAATGAAGATGCTCTTGATAGAATTGATTTTGTAGGTGAAGCATTCGATATTTACCAAGATTACGAACTACTTTCACACTACCTAGTACAGCAACAGCCTCAACAATTAAATGACCCAAGAGACGGTGCATTTGAAAATATTATTGAAGTTGCTGGAGATACAATGTCTATTCAAGTAGGCTCTGGTGATTTTGCAACAATACAGCAAAATGGATTAGTAGCTGGTAATTTCTTATATTCTGACGTTGCCGGAGAATATTCTCAAATCTTATCAGCAACACATGATGGAGCAGGACTTGCTACTGTTATTTGCGAAGAGAATATTAGCAAATCAAAATATGAAAAATTTGATGCTGAGGCAAACGATGCATCTTACTCACAGGCTGGTTTTGCTGGAGTAAACTTAAATCTAACATATACTGGAGCATTTGCAGCTGGAGATTTAGCAGCTGGTAAATATTTAGAAAGTTCAAATGATGGTGAATTTACCGAAATCTTATCAGTAACTGATGATGGTAATGGATTGGTTACTATTGTTCCTGTTGGAAATGGCCAATTTTCTGCAGATTTAGCAGATTCACAAGCAGGTACTTTAACTTGCTACGATCAAGCAGACCAACTATTATTTGATGTATTCCAAATTGGAGTAAATGAAAGAACATTCTTCTTCCCATCTACAGTTAACACTGGGTACGGATGGACTTTTGAAAATGCAGCAACTGCTGGAGAATTTAAGTACACTTACACAGTAGCAGCAGGAGCACAAGAAGATACTTCAATTAAAGATAATATTAAAGTTGGAATGTATCTTCCAATTCAAGGAAGTGATAAACTTGCAAGAGTTCTAGAAATTAGAAGAAAGGCAGAACTAGGAATAAATGGAGGATCTGATGACAGATACACATATACATTTATTTGCCACAGAGACGTACCTGCACAGCCTGAATATGCATTAGGATCTTTTAATGCAGCATCAGACGCGTACAGAGCATTCGTACTTGAAGGTTCTGAAAATAGTGAAAAAACTATTGGTGAATTATTAAATATGCTAATTCCTGGAAATGGAGTATCTAATACGCTTGCGGATAAAGATGCAATAACATTTAGATATTTAGTAGATACCTTTGGATCTTACGAGCCAGCAAATGGTCTTTTAAATAAGAGACAATTTACTATGCTTGCCAAAGAAAGACAAAACATATCTGCAATTCTAAATGCACCTATGGTAAAAGAGTTTAAAGCTTCTACCGATCCATCATTTATCGATGAGAATACTGGAGAATTTAAAACAAGTTATATTCCTACTGGAGGTAACTTAAACCTAAATCCACAGTCATTATATACATTACCTTCAATTAACGATGGTGCAAGTTATGGATTTTTCTATGGACCTGGATTAAATGTTGTTGAAAACGGAAGAACAAGAGTAATTCCACCAGCAGCATACGTATCAAATAATTATATCGATAAGTATTCTGATTCTCTTCCATGGTCAATTGTTGCTGGTCCAAGACGCGGCGTTGTTTCTGGAAGTGGAGTTCAAGGAATTGAATATGCATTTGATAAAAATGATAGAGATAACCTAGAGCCATTCGGAATTAACCCAGTGGTATTCGAAAGAGGAGCTGGTATTGTTGTTAAAGGTAACAAAACATCGCAACAAACTATTCAATCTGCCCTTTCTTCAGCACACGTAAGAGAAGTTCTAATTTATATCGAAGACGGTCTTGCTGAAATCTTAAGAAATTACTTATTTGAGTTCAACACTGCACAGACTAGATTAGAAATTAAAACTCTTGCGGACTCATTCATGGAATCAGTTAAGAAAGATCAGGGTGTATATGACTATAGAAACATCATGGATTCTACAAATAATACCAATGACGTTATTGATAATAACATGGGAGTTTTAGATACATATGTTGAACCGGTTAAAGGTCTTGAAATTCTAGTTTCTAGAGTAACAGTACTAAACACTGGAGAAATTCAAACTGGTAATTTCGCATAATCAAAGGATATATAAAATAAAGAAACAAAGAATATGGCTTTACCACATTATAGAGAAGATCAAACAAGTAAAAAGAATAAACACTTTGAGCCAGTACAGGCGAATCTATTCGAAGTAAGTATACTTCCACCAGACGGAGTTGCAGGTTCTGATTTACTTCTACAACATATCAATTCAATTGGAGGTTTAGAATCTCTAAACCGTGAAGTTGCTGCAGTTGAACAAAAGTACAAGTTTGCAACACGTTCTTATGCTGGTATGCCAGATGGAACAGCTCACGACATTACAGTTAACTTTTCACTTAACTTAAATGATTCTAATCAAGCATACGTTTATAAGACTTTAAGAGAATGGTATAGAAAACAATACAATCCAGAAACCGGTGAAATGGGTCTAAAAAAGGATTATGTTGGAACTATTGTTGTTGTGCAATTTAACAGATCTGGAGATATTTTTAGAAAAGTAACTCTTGAAGATTGTTTTATTACTTCGGCAGTTGGGTTTACAGGTACACTAGATTATAGTAACGCTGAACCAGAAGCATTAGAAATCACATGGAGATGTGATACTTATGCTGAAGAATTAAATTAATTACAATAAAAAAGGGAAGGATCCCAGGTCCTTCCCTTCTTTTTGCACAGAAAACATATTAAAATATCAATATATTATGTCTATAAAAAATCATAAGTTAACTAAAAAACTTCAGGTTCTTTTAACAGAAGATGAAGTCAATCAGGTTAATAGATTAATATTAATGGAAGCTGTAGAAACTGAATCTAGACCTGTTTCGGTGAGTGCTTTTATAAGAAGTCTTATACAAAAGGAATTAAGTTCTAATGTAATAGAACAGAAATCAATAACTAAAGATCAAATTAGAAAAATTAGCAAAAAATGAGCGAAGAAGTAAACAAGAATAGCGAGGAAATCGCTAGAGAATTAGATGCTAGAGAAATGAAAGCATTTTCAACACCAACCGATCAAACTGAAGCAATGGAAGATGTCATTGATCGTCAGGGACTCGGTAAAGTAAACATGGACAAATTTAAGCCAGATAGTGCTGCCGCTCCTGATTTAGTTTTAGGATGGCATGAATTCCCAACGGCAAGTTTACCATCTGAAGGTAAATTTTACCCACAAGATGCTACTATCAAAATTAGAGCGGCTAAAGTTGCTGAAATTAGACATTTTTCAACAATCGATGAGACAAACTTACTCGATGTTGATGATAAACTAAATGCAATTGTTGAATCATGTATTCAAATTTCTTCAAAAACAACTAGAATGTCATATAAAGATCTTTGTGAAGAGGATAGATTTATTTTAATTCTTTCAATTAGAGATTTAACATTCCCAGAGCCTGAAAATTCTTTAAAGGTAGATTACAGTGGAAAAAGTGGTAAGAAGTATGAGGTTGAAATTAAGAGAGATTACTTCGATTACTTCAGAGTTCCTGCAGAAGTTGAAAAATACTACGACCCAGTACTTAGAGGATATTTAGTTAAAACTAAAACTTATGGAGAAATATTCATGAGACCTCCATCAATTGGTGTAATGCAAGAGGTTACTAAGTATATTAAAGAAAGAAGAGATAACGATCAAAATATAGATCAATCTTTAATTCAAATAGCACCATATGTTGCTTCGGATTGGAGAAGATTTAATCAAAAGAGATTATTTGAACTTGAAGTTGAAATGAATGGATGGGATAACAAAAAATATTTATTGTTATACAAGCTTGCAGAAAAAATTAAAGTAGGGATTAAACCAGAAATGAATGTTGTTATTGAGGATGAGGAGGCCTCAATTCCTATTAACTTTCGCGACGGCATCAAATCTCTTTTCATTGTTCAAGATCTCTCTGGAGAACTTCTTTAAAATTAGGTTTTATATCTATAAACACCTACATATTCAGCCAAGTGAATTGGATAGAATGGATTACTATGAATACCATTATATCATTAAAGATCTTGCAGAATTTATTAAGAAGGAAAATGAAGCCCAGAAGGGTCAACAAGAACAAACAAACAGTGCAATGGGTAATATGAAAGTACCTAATATAAAGGTACCTAAGATGAACATGCCAAAAATGTAAGAAAGGGGAGAGTAATCTCCCTTTTCTTGATATATAATACTAGAGTATATCTGCAAATATAAATTTTACCAGTGGGCGGAAAAGAATTATTAACACTACTATCTCCAATGAATAAGCTATCTAAGGTAGCTGAAAAGGTGGAAGAAAAGGTAGAACTTATGTATGAACTAAATGTTCAAAATCTTAAAAATGCAGAAGTACAAGTTAGTGAACTTTCGCAGCAGACTGTTATTCTTAAAGACATTAGAGCAATTCTTAAGAATGGAGAAAAGAAATCTAAAGACTCTAAAGACGGTGATCAAAAAATGGGATCTTTTGATGGTCTTAAAAAGTTAGATAAAGGAACAATCGGTATAGCCGCGCTTGCAATGTTAAGTATAGGTGCTGCGATTGTTGCAACTGCATTTATGTTTTCTTTAATACCTGCACTAAGTCCTATGCAGATTGTGACAGCAATTGCAATATCTGTTGCATTTATTCCAATGGCCATCGCTTTTGTTAAAATAGCAAGTATTCTGCAAGGAATGAAAGGAACGACAAAGGCAAATATTGAAGGTATACCTCTTCAAAAAACAGACGGAAGTGGAATATTCCAACTTGCAGCAGGTACATTAATTTCGATGCTTGGCGTGTCCGCTGCAATAGTTGCCACTTCATGGTTAATGAAACTAATATTACCAGTTTCAGGTGCTCAGTTAGTGACTGCAATTGCTATTGCGATTGCATTTGTTCCAATGGCAATGGCATTTGGTAAGATTAGTAAAGTTCTGTTAAAAATGAAGGGAGTTACAAAAGCAGGTATTCAGGGAATGCCTTTCCAGAAAACAGACGGAAGTGGAATATTCCAACTTGCAGGTGGAGTATTAATGTCAATGATCGGAATGTCAGCGGCAATTACAGCTTCATCTTGGTTATTTAGACTAATATTACCAGTTTCAGGAGCTCAATTAATGACAGCAATAGGTATATCTCTTGCATTTATTGGATTATCATACGCATATGCAAAAGTTGCGGTTGCTATTAATAGGATTAAAAGTAAAAATCCAATTAACATAGGAGGTGGAATTTCTTCAATAATGCAAACAGTGGGTACTGGAATATTAGCACTTGTTGGATTTACAGCCGCGGTTGCTATAAGTTCATGGGTAATGCAGTTAATTATGCCAGTACATCCTATACAATTATTAACGGCACTTGCAATATCTGTAATTTTTATACCTGCAGCATATGCATATGTAAAAATATCTAAAGCTCTTAAAAATCTAAAAGGAGGTAAAACTGGAATCGGACCAGGTAATATATGGCAAGCAATGGGTGTAACATTATTATCAATGGTAGGTATTGCTGCTGCATTAACATTAAGTTCTATGATAATGCAGTTAATTATGCCAGTTCAACCAGTCCAACTATTAACAGCTCTTGCAATCGCAGTCATAATGATCCCAGCGGCATTTGCTTTCGGTATTCTTTCAAAATCACTAAGAGGAACTAACATTAAAAATTTATTGTTTACAACCGCCGGAGTAGCTCTAATTGCTATTGGATTAGTTGCAGCAGCATGGGTATTTACCTATTTACCATCTGCATTTAACGCACCGCCATGGGAATGGACTCTTAAAACAGGATTGGCTCTTGTTGTATTTGGAGCGGCATTTGTAGCACTAGCATATACTGTTGGAAAGCTTCCAATAAAAGATATTTTATTTGGAGTTATTGGTGTAGCTGCAGTTGCAATCGCGATTCTCGCAACTGCATGGATATTTAGTATATTACCAAGCACCTACTTAGCACCTGATATAGGTTGGTCATTAAGCGCAATGGTTTCAATTATCCTATTTGCAATTCCAGTAGGAATAATAGGAGCAATAATTATGGCAACTGGTGGAACTGGTTTAGCAGCCGTCGCTCTTGGTGTAATTGGAATGATTATAATAGCAGCTGGTATATTAGCAATTGCATGGATTTTCTCATATATTCCTGCAGGTAAGCTAGCATCTGTTGCTAAGGGATTAACCGAAGCAATTCTAGCACCTATGAATGGGATTGTTGATGTTCTTGTTAGAATAAAAAACGAATTAGGGGTTGAAACCCTAATACCTTTGGCAGTAGGAATTATTGCAATCTCAGTTTCACTTATGGCTCTTGCTGGAGCAACAGCAGGAGTAGCAGCGGGAGGATTATTATCTTCAGTTGCAAATGTTGGTAAAGCATTTTTTGATGGAGTTGCAGGATTCTTTGGAGCTGAAAAATCAAAAGGGCCGATGGATATTCTAGAAGATCTTGTAAGAATGGGACCTCGAATAATTACACTTTCCGAAGGAATGGATTTACTTGCGGGATCATTAGGTAGAGTTATAGGATATGCAACATTAGGAAATATTGAAAAGATTAATAAGATTGTAGATTCTGTAATTCTTACAGATATGGGAATGCAATTAAAAAATGGTTTTTCTGTAAGTGAATATTTTACAGCGTATCCTAAATTCCTTCATGATGTTGCTAAAGGATATGATGCTATTAAAATTGCTCAATCTGGAATGAATGTTGAAATTTTAGATAAAACTACCGAAATGGTAAAAGCGCTAGCATATCTTAATGAAGTTGGAGGTGATAATGCAATGGCAAAACTTGGAGAATCTTTAGTTAAGGCAGTCGGTGAGCTATCTGAGATGATAAAGAATTTTGGAGGAAGCGTAGATGCTCAAACAGAATCAGGTCAAAAAACAGCAGGCGCTCTTGAAGGAGTTGCAGGTAAACTAAAGAATTTAGTTGGTGTTGGTGGAAGTTCATCAAGCGGACAATCTCCAGTAGGTAATTTTGACAGCGACGAAATCGTATCGGCAATTGAAGATCTACAAAGAATTATTAAAAATCAAAAATCCGGTGGATTATTTGGATAATGCCAGGAGAAGAAGCACATTTTAATGCGCCAAGTAGCGTACTAAGCCAAATAAACGGAGCTGGGTCAACAAACCCATCAGTATCGGGTACAATGGGAACAGATACTACAACTGGAACTAATTCAAAAACATCTTCAACTGAAGATAAAACTAATAGTTTTAATAAAGAATATCAAACAACCAAACAATCTGAATACCAAGATCCTTCCACTGCGTCTAACAAAGAATTAGGAACCATAAAATCTGCACAGCCACCAAGTTCACCAAATACAAATGACGTTGAAACTAGTGCAGAAACAAGTGGTGAGGTTTCAGGTAAGAATATAACGGCAAAGGTAAATACTTCTGAAAATAAAAAAGATAGACAGAGTAGTGATAGTGAGCAAGGTTGGTTAGAAAGACAGGCAATGAAGAAGATTTCATCTTCAATGTCTGATTCATCTGATAAAGTTGGTGATAATAAAGAAACTGATAATAGAGATACTGATACTTCAATAAAAAAGAGTAAAAAACCAGGCGTTGGAAAAGTTCCAGCATTAGATCAATCTAGACCTTCTCCACCTGAAATAAATCCTACAAGACCTACACCAACCCACCCTAAATCTTCTTCAGGTCCTTCTCCAAAAATACCTAAACTTTCTACGCCTAAATTCAATATTCCAAAAATGAAACTAAGGTAACTTTAGTGATATAAGTATCAAATAAAGTTATTATGATTACAACCACTCATTCAAACTATAATTCTTCTACGGTCAAGTCAGCAACTTACAACGTTGAACATAAGACGCTAACAGTTCATTTTAGCCACGCAACATATGTTTATGAAGGTGTTGAGCTAACAGACTGGAATCTTTTTAATATGGCAGATTCACAAGGCAAAGCTTTGAATCAATTTATTAAAGGTAAATACGAGTTTAATAAGATTAATGAAACAAAGCAAGAGCAGGCTGTATAAGTAATAAATATGCGCCGTTAGCTCAGCTGGATAGAGCATCTGCCTTCTAAGCAGACGGTCACAGGTTCGAATCCTGTACGGCGTACTAATCCCAGACGTGTATTCAATATGGCAGATTTAAACGCAATAATTATTGATAATTTTTACGACGATGCAATGTCTGTTCGTGAAATGGCTCTTAATATGGAATTTGAGGTAAATGGTAATTATCCAGGAAACCGAACAAAGCCCGCATATACCGAATCAGCAAAGCAACTAATCCAGGAAGCTATTCGGCCAGCAGCAGGCGAAATTACTTATTGGCCCGATAGTTATACTGGATCGTTTCAATTTACCACAGCTAGAGATCGAAGCTGGATCCATGCTGATAGCGGAACAACTTGGGCAGGAGTAATATATCTTACCCCTGATGCTCCGCTATCGGCTGGAACTGGTCATTTTAGACATAAGGCAACTGGCCTTGATAAGGCGCCTAAGAATCCTGACGGTACTGTCAATGAAGAACTTCTTAATGAGATTAATAAAGATTCTCAGGATATGACAAAGTGGGAAATGACAGATAGGATAGCAAATAAATTTAACCGTCTAATTTTATATCGAGGAGATCTCTTTCATATGTCTCTTGATTATTTTGGACAAGATAAATACGATGGAAGACTTTTTCAAACATTCTTTTTCAGTACGGAATACTAAGCCGGAAGTTCAATTTGTTTATTGGGAAGATTCATGGAATGTTCCCACTGAAGAACATCCGAAAAAAGATGAAGAATAATTTTTTAATTACATTTTTTTTTATTATATTAGCTATATGCTAAGAATAACATTTATCAGCGACACGCACACTAAACATAGGCAATTAGACTTGCCAGGTGGAGACCTCTTAATTCATGCTGGAGACATCATGAACAGTGGTTATAGTGCCTATGAGATTCAAGACTTCTGTAAGTGGTTTGAGTCTCAGGACTATGATGTGTGTGCCTTTATTGCCGGTAACCACGATCGCATGTTTGAGAATGAACCTGAAAAGGCTGCTGAAATCGTCAATTCTTATGGTGTTGATTATATGCAGGATAGTGGTTTTGAATATGGTCTTTTTCCAGATGAAATGGTTAAGATCTATGGTGTCCCTTGGCAGCCTGAATTTTACCACTGGGCGTTTAATTTACCTAGGTGCGGTGAAGAATTGGCTAAAGTTTGGGAAGATATTCCAGAAGGCACTGATATTTTAGTCACCCATGGCCCTCCTCAAGATCATTTAGATGTTAGTGGGCCACCATGGAATACTCCACATTTAGGTTGTGAAATCTTAAGAGTGAGAGTAGATAAAATTAAACCAAAGATTCATGTATTTGGCCACATCCATGGTAGCTATGGGTATAAGTTCCACGATGGTACCCACTTTATTAATGCATCTGTTCTTAATGAAAAATATGACATGGTAAATAAACCAATCACTGTTGATTGGGATCCCAAAACAAATCAAATAGAATTTATATGAAATATGTAAGTATAGACATCGAAACCACAGGACTTAATTTAGAAACATGCCAAGTCCTCAGTATTGGGGCGGTTATTGAAGACACTCGCAATACTAAACCACTTAATGAATTACCAATATTTCACGGAGTTATAGTTAGTGAACATATTTCAGGTCAGCCTTATGGAATTAACATGAATAAGGATCTAATTGAAGACATTGTTTATTATCAAACCTCGAATGATAGTGAGCGTTTTGATTTAGAAAAACTAAAAGGTGTAAAGTTTTATAAGAAGGATACTATTGTTAAGGCATTCTACGATTTTTTACTAGAAAATGGAATTGAACCGGATGGAGATGTGGTACATATCACAGCAGCCGGAAAAAACTTTGCTACATTTGACCTAAAGTTTTTAGAAAGACTTCCAAGGTGGAAGCAATGGATTAGAGTTCGACAGCGTATTATTGATCCTTCTATTTTATTCACTGATTGGGATAACGATGAAAGTCTTCCTGGATTATCTAAATGCAAAGAGCGATGTGGATTACCTCCTGAGGTTGCACACGATGCTGTAGAAGATGCAATGGATGTTATATCGCTACTAAGATCTGAATATTGTTAATAACTTTTTCACTTCAGATTTTTTTATTTGAAATATTTGTATTATATTAGCTATATAAGTTAAAGACAAATCAACATGGCTAAGAAGAAAACAGAACAGAAGGTAATTGCGGTTAAACGTCCTAAAATTGGAGAAATCTATGAATTCTGGTTTGCTGGTGGAAAAAGCATTGGAAAATTAGTAGATACTCAAGATAAATTAGCCGATCATTATGGTGAGCCTTGGTTTAAGTTTTTTGTTCCAAAAGGAAAAGATACTAACCGAGATATGTGGTACCCTGTTTCTATTTATGCTATCGTACGCAAGGTAGAAAACATTAAAATTGAGGTACCTGAAAAATAATTTGAAAATAATTCACTAAAAGTTTTTCCGTTTAAGAAAAAAGGTTTATATTTATACTGTAATTAAAGCTATAATCAATATGAAAATTAATCAATTCGACCGTTCAAATCTTCGTCAAATCAATTCAGAGATTGAACAAGCAATGAAAGAAGTTGCAGCAAAGTATGGTTTAGAAGTAAAAATTGGAAACACTCGATTTTCAAGTAGTAATGCATCTTCTAAATTTGAGCTGATGACAATTTCTCAATCTGGAGAAGTAATGACTAAGGAAGCACTAGACTTCAACCGATACAAGTCATACAAAGGAATCCGAGCAAATCTGGGTGATTCTTTTCAACTTGATGGTAAAACATACACCATCACAGGATATAAAGCCAGAAGTCACAAGTACCCTATCCTGGCTAAATGTACCGAAGATGGTAAAACATATAAGCTTCCTATTAATCTTGTAAATTCTAAAGTATAATGAATTTTGAAGTTATTCGCGATAAAGAAATCGCACTCGATAAGACTTACGGAACTTCATTGAAAGGATATATTAGAGGAGTTAAATATTCCGAACTTATTCGAGCAATTGGACAACCGACATTTGTCGAAGAATCTGGAGATGGAAAGATACAATTTGAATGGGTAGTAAATTTTAATGGAGATACCTATACCATCTATGATTGGAAAACATATGATGTTGAATATACGATAAACGAACTCGACACTTGGAATATAGGTGGTCACTCTATAGCATATGATTTTATTGACCATGTTGAGAATTTAATTAGTCCAAAAAAGAATGCCTGAATTAGCAGAACTTAAACTAACCGCCGACTATATCAATAAATCCTCAAAGGGACGTACTTATAACGGTATTAAAAAGAACCCAGCGCACAAGGGTGAGTTATTTGAGGTACCATATGCTGAATTTAGCATTAGTGCAAAGAGTCGTGGAAAGGAGATGGTTCTCTACATCCATGACATATTGACTGAAAATACTTTACCAGTTCGATGGACAATGGGAATGGCTGGTCACTTCAGACTTTCTAAAACTGGAGAGGAGAATAAACATGCACATATGATGTTTACATCAACCGATGGTTATACCTTGAGTTTTGTGGATGTACGTCGTTTTGGTAAATGGAAGCCAGGTTTTGAATGGTCAGATAATCGAGGACCAGACCCGACATCTGAAGAGGAAGCATTTAAACAAAACATTTACGATAACTTACACAAGCGTGAATTTGATAAGCCACTTAATGAGGTACTAATGAATCAAAAGTACTTTAATGGGATCGGCAATTATCTACGCGCTGAAATTATCTATCGAATGGAAGACCTATATCCATTCACCGATACTAGATATGTGATTGAGAATCGCGGTGATGAGTTGTTTATGCTATGTAAAGCAGTTCCAGACCTAGCATATGTTATGGGCGGTGGAGAAATCAAGGACTGGAAGAATCCATTTAAGAATGAGACCGACTACATGCGAACACGTTCCGACTTCTTTTTATGCTACGGAAATGAAACAATGTCGCAAATTGTGGATAAAACAGGTAGAAGATTTTGGTATCATCCTAAATGGGACACTATTGATATGAACTCTGAATGGGACCATTATTCAGGATTACCAAACCCTAAAGCATACGAAAACATATGAAATTAATACTTGTAGGAAAAGCAGCATCTGGAAAAGATCATTTAAAAACTAAACTTCGTAATAAGGGGTTTATTGCTGGAGTAAGTCATACTACCCGACCACCTAGAAAAGGAGAAGTTGATGGGGTAGACTACCATTTTATTAAAGAAGATGAGTTTCGACAAATGATAAAAAACAATGAATTTGTTGAATATATGGATTTTAATGGCGGACTATATGGTCAAACCAAAGATGATTTTGCAGCAGCTGATGTCATGATTATGAGTAAAGAAGGATTAGATCTTTTACCAGATGAATATAGAAAACAATGTATTGTAATCTATTTAGATATTGATCGACTTACCAGAATTGAAAGATTAAATCATCGAAAAGATAATAACGACACAATGGCCCGTAGACTACAGGCAGATGAAGATCAATTTAGAAATTTTAACGATTTCGAAATCCGGATCAAAAATAGTGATTTTTAAAAAACAAATAAATAAACTAGAATTTTAATTTTTATAATATGAGTAACATCGAAACACTTACACAGCAACGAGCTGAACTAGAAAAAAAGGTTGATGAGGTTCAAGTCCATCATGCCGAACACCTCTTTGAAGTTGACTTTGAAGACCGTAAAACCGTAAAATTGGTGATGGATCACCTAGACAAAGGATTTACGTGGAAGACTCAAAATGCTGCAGTTATCGTAACTTTATACGATAACCTTAAAAAACAGTATAAAGAATTGGCAACTTCTGATTCTAAAGAAACAGAAACGGCAGTAGTTTCTTTGCGAGCACATGAACTAAATGGACTTTATCAAGCTCTCCTTTCAGTTGAAGGAACTGGAGTTGAGAATGCACGCAGGTTCATTAGAATGTTAACCCTTGTCGGAGAAACAGTTACAAACGCAATGAAGGTTCTTGGTGAAATGAATCAAGAAATTAAAGATCTTCATGTTGAGCTTTCAGAACTAGATTCTCGAATCGATGAGCTAGAAAAAGCTAATAACACTGAAGTTGTAGAACCGGTTCTAGAAGAAACCGAAACTACGGAAGGATAATATCCTTTAGACTACTATTCTACGAGCGGATTAATTTCTGCTCGTAGATATTTTTATTTAAAATCATTAGACCTCATGAAACGATTTGTTATTTCTAACCTACAATTAGGTAGACCAAATGCAATAGATAATTATGATCGACCTTTCGATAGTGTAGATCAAATGGATAGTCATATAATTAAAACATGGAATGAGGTAGTTGGACCTGACGACTTAGTTTATCATTTAGGTAATTTTGCATGGGATCCTAAAACAGCAGCAACTGCGATAGACAAGCTTAATGGAACTATTTGGTTTATTCCAGGAGAACATGATAGTCCAATTATTGAGCTTGCAACCAAGCAAATGTTAATTAATGGAGCTGCGATTAAGCCCCATATAATGCCTCTTCATAAAATGAAAACAACAATCTCATATTGGCCTCTTAAAGAATGGCCAAATAAAAGAGATGGATATTGGTCTCTTGTTGGCCACCCGGATAGGGCATATAAATCAGATCCTAAAGAAATGACCATTAACGTCAGTGCTGATTTGTGGAATTACAAGCCCCAAGATTTAGAGCATATTCTTGGAATATTTCAAGACTTGTAATTTTTTTTAAAATTTTTTAAGCCAGATTTTTTTATTTGAAAAAAAATGGTTATATTTGTATAGTTCTTTTAAACAAATAATCTTATGAGCAAAAACAATCAAAAATCCTACCGTCAATTGGGTCAAGAATTCTTCAACACCCGTTCTGAAAAATCTTACAATGCACTTTATCAAAGAGTTCGACCAGGACTTAAAAGTTACATTTGGAATATTCTTAAAGATGAAGAAGCAGTAGAAGATGTATTGGCTAATACTCTTCTTAAACTATGGACTAAAATTGATCAGTACAAACCAGAATATCAAATTACTACATGGCTGTACCGTATTGCTTTTAACGAAAGCCTTGGATATATTCGAGAGCGTAATAAAAAATATAGTCTAGATGGCATGAAAGATTTGGGAATTGAAGTTAGCCAAAATAAGTCTTTAAACGAGACTCTTTCTATGCTGATTGAAGAAGCCGATCAAAAATCAGAATCAGATTTTTGGGAAGAAGAAAATGACTTGATGAATCGATATAACATGGCTCTTCAACTCATGAATAATCTCAAACCAATGTACCGCGATATTCTTGAAGATCGACTAATTGGAAAAATGAAGTACGAAGATATTGCAGAAAAATATAATGTACCTCTTCAAACAGTTAAGAATCGAATTCGTCGCGGAAAGTCTCTAGTTGCTGGTGGCTTGAGCTAGAATGGAAAATAACAGTTCTATAAAGTATATTCCAGATCTTATTAGATCACAACATAGGAAGGATTTAAATAATTACATTTCTCCTATATTTTGCGGTGGCCTCGGAAACAATTTATTCCAAATGGCCACCGCAATATCATATTCTATAGATTCAGGATTTAATTGTATTTTTGGTTATTGGAGTTCTTATAATTCTATTTCTAAATTACCAGAAAATCATAATTCAGAATGGGCAGGAAAGCCAAATCCTTTTTTTTCTAAATGGGCAGGTTGGAAATCTAAAAATGATTTTAACCTTAAGGATTTATTTCCAAAAATAGAATGGTTTGATAATTTAGACTGTACTGCGAATGGTGATTTTTCTACAATAAAGGAAAGATTTGAGTGGGGTTTTGATTTTGACACCGGAACTGAAGGAATTTATAAACCTCTTGATATTCTTCCAGGTGAACAATTCTATGGATATTTTTTTAATAAGAAATATTGGCACCATAATAGGAATCAAATATTAGATATTTTAGCATTTGATCCTCATAGAGTAGAATATGTAAAATCAAAATATTCTAAAGTTTTAACTGAGAAGCCAACAGTTTCTCTTAATCTTAGGATTATCGATAAAAGCGTAGCTTCAGAATCTGAAATGTTTGAGAGAAGTAAACATTTGGAACAATCGGAATTTATTCAGAATGCTGTTAAGTTTTTTGGAAGAAATCATAGATTTATAGTTACTTCTAGTAATTGTGAAGTTGCGAAAAACATGATATATTCTAATAATGACTTAAAAAATTACGATTTTTATTTTATAGATGAAGATTTTGATATTCAACTAATAATCTCAACGATGTGTAAAAATCACATCCTCACGAATTCTACATTTTCATTCTGGTCATGTTACCTAGATAAAAATATGGAAAATTCTGTGGTTGTTTTTGACGAGAGTTTTGAAACACTACATTCTAAAGAAATGACCCCTATTGAATGGATAAAATTAAAAACAATATGAAAAAGAACAAGAAATTCCTTTATGATTATTTAAATGCATATGCACCCGTAGCACAAGAAGCCGAAGGTCAATCTGTATGGACTAATTATATTATGCCTTATTGCGATGAGGTTCAACAAGATGCATATGGAACTGCATATGGTATTCTCTATAAATCAGACGGCAGGGTAGATCCAAAACGAGTTGTGATTGAGGCACACTGTGACGAGATTGCATGGATTATTACACATATCGAAGAAAGTGGAATGATTAGAGTAAAAAGACACGGTGGATCTGATAATATGATAGCACCTTCGAAGACTGTAATGATACATACACACGATGGTAAAAAGGTTAGAGGTCTTTTTGGATGGCCGGCAATTCATACAAGAGATAAATATACATCAATGGGATATGACCAGCATGAATTATGGGTAGATACTGGCCTTAAAGATAAAGATGCAGTAGTTAATGCTGGTGTTGAGGTTGGTAACCTAATAACATTCGATACTCAATTGGAAGAGATTGGAGACTATTATGTTGGAAGATCATTAGATAATAAGATTGGAGGTTACATTATAGCGGAGGCACTTAGAAAGATCTCTGAAGATAGTATTAAATTGCCTTATGACCTTTACATCGTAAATTCAGTGCAGGAAGAAGTTGGGCTTCATGGAGCTAAAAAGATTGCTAAGCTTTTAAAAGCTGATCTTGCGCTTGTGCATGATGTTTGCCATAATACTAATACCCCTAAAATTGATAAGGCCAAAGATGGTGACAATAAAGGAGGAGAAGGTCCTTGTCTAGAATATACGGCACAAAACCATCGTAAAATTAATCAAATGCTAAGATCTATTGCTAAATCTAAAAATATTCCAATTCAATTAACAGTTGGTTCGATGGGTAATGACACAATGGCATTTTTTATGGAAAATACGCCAACTGCAATTTTAGCAACCCCTCTTAAATACATGCATACCACTGTAGAGATGGCACATAAAGAAGACGTTAAATCTTGTATTAAATTATTTGTAGAATTTTTAAAGAATTTAACGCCATCTCAAATAGATGAAATTAATGCACGATAAATATTGAAACTTTTTGATAGTTTTTACTATTTAATATGTTCTTTATTTATTAGGAGAGGTGGCAGAGTGGTAATGCAGCAGCCTGCTAAGCTGTGATCGATCTTCGATCCCTGGGTTCGAGTCCCAGTCTCTCCGCGAAAAAAACATTGCTAAAAGTTTTCAGATTAAAGAATTTTGATTATATTAGCTATGTAGTTGTAGTTCTTTGAAATGAAGGTAAATTGATCTCTTAGCTCAGTTGGTAGAGCAATACACTTTTAATGTATGGGTCCAGGGTTCGAGCCCCTGAGGGATCACACATGCCATGCAAGCAGGGAGTATCGCATAGTGGCTATTGCAGCTGACTGTAAATCAGCCGTCGTAAGACATCGGTGGTTCGAGTCCATCTACTCCCACAATATTCCTCCTTAGCTCAGTTGGTTAGAGCATCTGACTGTTAATCAGAGGGTCCTTGGTTCGAGCCCAAGAGGAGGAGCAAATAATATGGTGGTTATAGCTCAGTTGGTAGAGCGCTAGATTGTGGTTCTAGTTGCCGTGGGTTCGATCCCCACTAATCACCCAAAGGAAGAGGTAGTGAAGCTGTTAGGTTGGCACCAAGAAAAAGGGTTTATAGTAAGGCCAGCACACCAGAAACCCCGAAAGACCCGAAGCCCCTTCCTTTTTATTTTTGAAACTCTAACCTTAATCCCTATATAAATCATGTGGAACGGAGAATACGAAGATTAAAATAATTTAAGCGCTTTTAGCTCAGTTGGTCAGAGCAACTGACTCATAATCAGTAGGTCGTAGGTTCGAGCCCTACAAGGCGCACAACATCGTCCAGTATCCCCTCAAGCTTATACCTTGTAGAAAGGGTAATTGGTTACATACGAGTTCGAGTCTCGTCTGGACGACCGTGGATATTATTTGTCCTGTGGTGTAATGGCAGCACTAGTGGTTTTGGTCCACTCAGCCTGGGTTCGAGTCCTAGCGGGACAACAAAAAAAGGGGCTAATGCCCCTTTTTTATAAACTATAAAATAATTATTGTGCAATTTCAGAAGGATCTGAAATTACAGTTATTATAAACTCACCTTTATTTCTAGGATCTTCTGTAAAAAAGAAACTAATAGTTTCATATTGGAATACCAATTTTACTTTTTCTCCAGGAGCTGCTTTAACTACCCATTCAGTTCTCCATGGATTTGCTGAATAATCAAGAATTTCAATATCTTCATTAAAATACCTTGGAGATCTTACTTGAGTATACGTTGCACACCCAAATAAAAGAATAGATCCTAATAAGAGACTCAATATTTTTTTCATATCTAATTTTTATTTTTATCTAAACACGTTAATGTGTCCGCTCGTATTAAAGGTGTTTGCTGGAGAATATCCAACACCTCTTATGATATAAACATAAACACCGTCGGAAACATAATAGTTTCCTCCGTTCATGTTTCCTATCCAAACCTCTCCGGGTGTAGTTGAATACCAGACTAACTGTCCCCATCTGTTGTATATAAATACTTCCCATTCTAACCAGCACTCTGGATCTGTTACCACCGTCCATCCATCATTTAAACCATCATTATTTGGTGTAAATGTATTTGGAGCAAAGTAATTACCATCTACGCAGGTATCATAAACACAACTACCGTCATCGATTACTGCTTGATAATTATAGTTTATTGCCATAGGATCAGTGCACCCTGCCAAATATACGACATATTCGCAGCTACCATCTTCTATATTTGCTTCTGGGTTATAATTAAGAGCACTTGGATCCGTGCAACCATATACATCATATAGACAAGAACCATTGTCCACGTTAGCTTCAGGATCATAGTTGTTTGCTTCAGGATCCGTGCAACCATATACATCATATAGACAAGAACCATTGTCCACGTTAGCTTCAGGATCATAGTTGTTTGCTTCAGGATCCGTGCAACCATAATTACATAAGTCATCAGCATTTCCTGCATAATTAATATTTACCTCTATTTCAGTCCATCCTCCTCCAAGATTGTTAATATTATTAACTTGAATGTATACTCCTCCTAAACCATCTGCATATACTGGAGGAAATTGAAGATATAATACTTCACCTGGTAGAAGAGAACCTTCCCAGCATATTTCTTCATCATAAAGAGAACCATAAATGTTATATGTTCCACAAAAACTAGTAATTTCTAAGGTTCCAGTGTTCTCATAAATTATTTCAGGTATGTAATAACCACCTTCTATAGAATCACATTCAAATATAGGATTGATGTCTATGTACGATAATTCTAAAATATCATACTCACAGCTGCCATCATCTTCCGTAGCTTCTGGATTATAATTAATAGCATCAGCATCAGTACATCCTAAAATTTCACATTCTATTCCAGGATTTCCAACAATAAAGACTGACATATTATTAGAAATATTACTATCCTCTCCAAAATCATTCCAAGAATCAGAACTTTCTCCATTTATATGAAGAACATGTACACTAACCGCTCCATATGAATAAATTGGTATTGGCCATTCTATAGAAATTTCACCAAATGAATTTATAGTATAGCCCATTCCATTAAAACATATAGTATCATTCGTCTGTCCTAATACTTGAATCTTAACGCAATATTCATTAATTGCAGGATTAGTTAGGTTAGAGAGGTGTATTGTTGGTATCCAATACGGATTTGATCCATCACATCCTTCAATAATAGTTAAAGAATCTAACGATAAATCTGAAGAATATTCGCAACTACCGTCATCTTCGTTTGCAAATTGATTATAATTATTAGCATTTGGGTCAGTACATCCTAACACAGAGCATGGATTCCCATAAACTATATTTTGATATACTGTAGTATTGTTATACACAAAATCCGGATTTTCATCTTCTGCAAAATAAATATTTACCGTAAATTCAGAAATACTTTCTGGTATCGAAACAGTTCCTACAGTTTGACCTTCTCCTGGAGGTATCCATAAAGCACCAATCAAATTACCATTAAAGCATTCATCATATCCTATTTCTGGAATTTCAATGCAATATGACCATAATGTATCGGTTGCATTACCGAGAGCAGGAAGTAAGTTTAAAATACTTACATTCCAAATATTTACAGGATTTCCAGAATTACATGCCGTTTGATTGAAGCCAAAATTTGGAACTGCGTCTGGTGATGTAAAATCACATCCAAAAATACTAATGTACCAATCCCAATATGAATCATCATTATGGTATGCGTTACATATTTCAAGCCCCACTTCGTAAGGACTATCACAGTTTACACATGAATTATCGCTTACAGTAGCATTGGAGTTATAATTACATGCCGTAGGATCTGTACATCCATAGATAGGGGCATCCTCGCATGTTCCATCATCAAAATCAGCATCTGGATTATAGTTTAAAGCATCTGGATCTGTACATCCTGGATAAAGAGGGGCTGGAGAATCACATACATTAATTGAATTCATATCAATATTAATATCAGGATAAAATTGAGTTTGGTCAGCACATACACCACAAGTCGCAGCCCAGCCACCGTCTGATATTTCTAATGTTTTTGAATAGTTTATTTGCCAAATAACTATTTCTAGACATTCTTCTAATGTTTCATCTTCTAATAATTCTTGAAAACAGTCATCATATTGAGAGTTATCAGAAAACAGGTTGTAATTTATTGTATCTCCGCTATAAAACTCTGCAAATCCTATTGGATTGTCCCATGTCCAACCTTGATGATATTCAGCAGCAGTACATCCCCAATTATAATCCCAACCTGGAACATGTATTGCTAACTGAATCATATTTACATAATCGGTTTGCGAAGATAAACCGGTATTAATTGAACTGCCACAGTTAAAGTGACTAACTATTTCTATACTTACGTCATATGATATTGGATCGAATCCTATAAAGTCAATATCACAATCACATAACGCGTCTGAATTAACATCAGGGCAATCAGAATTAAATGGTCCATAATATGGACTACCATCTGAATTATGGACCCAAGATCCGTCAGCAAGTCCACAACTGCCTAATCTTAAATTAACTTGAGACCATGTTCCATCAAATCCATTTGGATTAGCTGAAAAATATGGCCATTCTAATGCCTCTACCCAATATTCA